AATGATTACTTATTTTCCGCGTGTAAAGGTGTCGCGGGCGTTATCTATGGTTTCTTTGGCCTTCTCCAAATCCTGGTAAACGATATAGGCCTTTATCAATTTGATAGCCTCACAGGAGGCGCGAAGCTCCTTTGCTGCTTCCAGGAACTCCCGGTAGGAAGAATCACCTGCAGGGGAAGTGACGTAACCGCCTTCATAATATTCACCCGGATTCTGTGGTAACGGGTTGGCATTGGTACGCTGCCGCCTGATCGCTTCGATAGTACTAACGGCGTCGATCACTTTAGGATTATTCATTTCCGGTTGTGGTACCACATATTCCCCCTTATGAACTACGCCGGCCACTTCATAACGGCCACCGGGACCGGTGTAACCGCCTTCATAATACCCGCTTCCGGAAGAACCGGAAACAACACGTTCAGCCGTGGCGGTCTTGCTGCCGGTGGTATTACTTACAGACATGTTTTTAATCTTGTCCCGTTCAGCTTTGGCCGCTGCAAGCTGGGCGGCACCGGTAGCCGCAAGCATTGCCGCAGCAATGGCTCCGGCAATCGGTCCGAGATCGGCGGTCGCCTTCATAATCGAAACGGCTGTATCGGCTATGATCTGGGAACACTTGATAGCAAAGTTTACATCCGCATACTTCTTTTGAATTTCCAGTTTCTTATTTTCCTTCTCTTCTTCCAGGGCGGCGGTATCTTCCCCGTTGTTTTCGGCTTCCTGTATGAGAACATCGTATTTTGCTTCCACCTGGTCGATTTCGGCCTGCTGCATGGCTTCCACCACGGAAGAAGCAAGACCGGAATAAAAGTCAAAGTATTTTTTAGCATGTTGTATTCCCAGTTCCAGCCTTTTTTTCTGATATGTCTTTTCGTCAATCAGCCCCTGGTCGTGCATATTTTCCAACATTGCCAGTTCGTGGTCGTACTCCTGGCTCCAGGATGTCCCGATTTCCGCCTGTATCTGGTAAAGATCATTCTGGTACTGGAAATCCAGCTGTTTTATCGCCTGTTGTTTCGCCTTCTCCAGCTCCACAGTAGAAAGGCCGGCGGCCTTTGCTATGGCAATGGCGGCGTCGTATTTGGCTTTTACTGCCTTTACCTCCTTATCGTACCGTTCTTTCATCCCTTCGGTCCCGGATTTGTCGGATGTCAGCAACTCCACCATTTGCGCGATAGCCACCCGGTCACGCAATAACTTCATTTCAGACTCACGCACGGCGTCGGCCGCTTCCGTCGCTGTTTCTATACGTTTCTGTTTGCCAGTAATTTCCAAAGTGGCAATATCATTCTGGTAAGTACGGTTTATCTCCAGAAGTTCTGCGGCGTGCTCCGCTTCAACTTCCAGCATATAGGCGTCGGCGGCTTCCTGCGTGATACTCCGGTTTAATACCGCTTTTTCCATGGTGTCCTTCTGGACGTTGTAATAGGCGGTTTCGATCTTTAACCGTTCGCCCCGTTTCTCCTGTACCAGTTTTATACGGGCGTCCTCCTGCTTGCCGGTTTCCGTAAAAATGGCCGTCTGTGCTTCCGTTTCGAGCCTGTGGATTTCATCGAGTAATTTCTTTTTATTAGCCGGTGTTTTTGCCTCCAGCTTTTGGAGGGCATCGAGACGTTCCCGGTAATAGCGAAGGTTTTCCGCCGTCCCTTCGAGAATATACTGGGCTTCCGTCTTATTTTCCTTCTCCCGGTTCTCTTTGATTAGAAGCATACGTTTTTCGTGCTCGATCTCCAGAGGTTTTAATGTGGCGGCCGTTTCCGTATTTTTATACTCCCCGGCTTCCACTTTCTTTTTGACTTTCCCCAGCTCGTTTAAATGTTTTATCTGCTCATCAATACGTTCTATCTCCCTGTTTTTCTTGGCAAGATTTTCTTTAGTATCCTCCTTCCATGTTTCCTGAACCTCTTTCCTTTTTTTCTCCAGCTTCTTTATAAGGGAGGTTTCTTCCTCTACTGCATTACCGGTCGCCTTAGTGCCTTCCGTCGTGATCTTAACTGATTCCCGCTGCCATTCCTCCAGTTTCTTAATATATGGTTCCAGTCTTTTATTTACCTTTGCCAAATCTTCCTCAACTTCCGCTTTGTCAATGGTAAGCCGTGAAACCTTCGTTATTTTTGCCGTACTCAACCGGGGATTTTTATTTATTCTTTTATTCAGATCGGCGATTTCTTCCTCCAGCTCGTCCCTTTCGAACTCCAGCTTAGCTTTTTCATCATACAAAGGCTGCATAAGAGATTTTAGCGAGTTCATCTTCATTTCGTTTTCTCTCGCCTTTAAATATCGCTTAATGGCCTCCGTGTTTTCATCATATAACCCGCCTTCGTCCTTGATTGAAGCGTGGTACTCCGGAACGATCTCCTGCAACTTCTTTATATATTCCCGTCTCTCATCCACACTTAAATTCGTGTCATGTATCGCTTTTGTGAGACTTTTTATCTGGTCCTTTTCCTGTTGTAAGGTTGCGGAAACTTCCGATTCTATTTTATTAAAATTAGCCTGTGCGTCCCTTGCTTCTTTCAGTTTTTTAGTAAACTGGTAAATAGCCATGCCGGCAGAGAGTATCAAGGCGGTAACGGCTGCATAAGGATTCTTCAAAAGTTCGATCCTCATTAACCGGAGGGCGGCGGTACATCTGGTAGTATTCTTGTGTAATAGTGCCTGGGCTGCCGCATAAGTCAGAGTAGCCGCCCGGCTGATATAAAGCTGTACGGCGTGCGCTTTCTCTGCAACGACCGAAGCAAGGGTCGCCGTTTTAAAACGGGCGTGCCACATGGTAGTGATTTTCAGTCCTCCATAGTAAGAAACCAGATAAGCGGTAACGGTATAAGTGACAACACCCCATTTATTAAACATGTCAATCATACCCCCTACACCTTCCACCATAAGCGTAACAAGGTCTATTAAATCCCGGAGAATACCCTTTGATTCATAGAAACGTAAAACTACCCCTTCGATAGTTGAACTTAGCCGGTTTAATGCACCTTGAACGTTATCACCCATTTCTTCGGACATAGCATTAAAGGCATCTTCTGCACCTGTCACCGCGTCGCAAAGTGCCAGCACGGTATCGGTACCATTAAGGAAAGTGTTAAACGCTGCAACGGAACGTTTATCGGTCAGTTCAAGGGCCTTGTTCAAGTCTATTCCTTCACTGTTCAGTTTTTTAAGTCCCTTTATCAGATCATCCAGGTTATTAACCGGACCGCCAAGAGCAAGCGCGAGTTTGCCGCTACTGTCAGCCAGGTTAAGCAAAATATTACGTGTTGCCGTCGCTGCCGATGAAGCATCGAAACCGCTGTTTGCCAAAGCTCCCAAAAGGGCGGTCGTTTCCTCGATTGTGAATCCGAAAGAATTAGCAACCGGGCCGACGGTAGACATTGCACTATTCAGATATTCAAAATTCAAGGCCGAAGACGTTGTACCTATTGCCATGGTAGAAAGTGCCCGTTCCGTATCTTCCGCATCAAGGTTGAAAATACGCAATGTTGCACCGGCAAGCGTAGCAGCCGAGGCAAGATCAGTGTCCACCGCCTTAGCGAATTTCAGTACGGAAGGCGTCATCGCTTTAATATCCTCTTTGAAAAATCCCAGCTTGGCAAGCTCTATCTGAAGTGCCGTTACCTGTGCGGCCGTATAAGAAGTAGTAGCACCCAGCCGGCGTGCTTCATCCGTTAAATCTTTAATACTCTTTTTCGTAGTTCCCAGGATAGCGGCCAAAGTACTGTTTTTCTTCTCGAACTCTATAATAGTACTGATCGCATCCCTTAGCCCGCCGACAATCTGCCCGGTTATCATTGCGCCGATAGTGACAAACACACCGGCCAGAACCGTTTTTATCTTATTCAGGGAAAGAAGGGAGCCGCCGAAACCTTCCGCCTTTTTCGTGGCCTGCCCGTATGCTTTCTCAACTTCTTTCAGTTCCTTCTCCAGGGCGGCATATTTTTCCGGCTGCAAAGACTTCACCGTATCGCGAAGTTCTTTCCGCAAGGCGTTTGCCTTCCTTGCCAGCTGGTTGGCACTCATGGTGGTTTTATCCAGCCGTTTCTCACATTCGGCAATCTTCTTGTTATTCTCGGATATAGCCTTATTATTGGCATTTAATCTATCCGTAAGATTCTTCCACTGTTTACCGCCAGCCTTACCGGTAGCAATAAGTTCGGTCATTTTCTTTTTAAGGTCCTTATTGCTGTCCCGAAGTTCTTTGTTCTTCTCCGAAAGATTATGTATTTCCTTCTGCGCATCGGAGGCGTTCAGGGTTAACACCCATTCGATATAGTCAGGTTTTAATTTTGCCATAAGAGTAAATTTTATAAGGCAAAATTATCCTGGTGTAAAGTGGCGGAAAAGGACATAAAAAAAGCCCGTAGAACCATTCTACAGGCTTATTATACTAAGAAGAAAGTATTTTATCTCTTAAATGTAAAATCCGAAGGATCAAAATATCCTTTATCCTTAATTGTTGCCCGATCAAACATCCGGCAAACGTACCAAGTTAAAGGTACTGATATAAGAGGCGTCACGATAAAGGAAAGAAAGGCAAAAGCAAGCCACCCGGATAAAGTAGCCGGTTTATGCTTACATCCTACGAAAAAAGCTATTACCAGGAAAAAGCCGATCAGAAATAAAATATCTTCATATGTCATATAATTACTATAAGATACAAGTAATAAATAATTGGAAATAAGCCCGCCCGAATTGGGCCGGGCTTAATTGATATATCATTTCTCACGAAATAATACATCGGGTGTATTAAGTTCTTTTTTATGAAGTATAATAGAAACCTTATAACAGGTTGTATTATCAAAATTGAGCGGAAACTAATTCATTTCCTATTTTCTTTATTGCTATCCTTATTTTATCATACTGTTTTTCACCGACATTCGCCACTCCGGACGCATACTGACGCATAAGAGACGGATTTATACCAGCAACCTCTGCTATCTTTGAAATATTGAGAAATGAAAAATAATTAAAGAATGATTGTAGATCATATTTATAAGAAAATTCCAATACTGGAACCTCCTTGCCTTCTTCCGCTAACATCTCTTTTATTTCCTCGTATGATTTCAGAAAATCAGCCTTAGCCGCTTCCGCTGTATCTCCGTAGCCGGCCAATCCAAAATCCGGTAACTCTTCTTCCATAAAACAGGAATAATAACCGTCTTTCGCACGTTCAAACAAAACATTCACTTTCATACTATTTATTTTTAAATGTGGCAGGCAATATTACCTGCCACTATCGCACCTAAAAGTCTTAAATTATGAAGTAAAGAAGTGCGGGGATTAAATCCCCAGCACTTTTCTTGCGTTACGTTCTATGTGAAGAGAAACCTCTTTAGACCCGTGACGGGGTATCGAAAACTTTTTGCCAGTCTTGGGACTGAACCAAACATCGTGTTCTCCGCCATGTCTCACAACGTAACAACCTGCCGCCTTTAATTCGGCGTAAAGTTGATTGTACTTCATAAAATAAAAGAACTTTTAAATACAGTGCAAATATAGCAAATTTGCAATAACCATGCAAATAATACAAATACATTTATTGCGAATTTGCTATATTTTAACATCGTAATATAAAGAATGAACTTTGGAAGATAACAACACACTTACTTTAGCGAACCGACAAACATTTCCTTTACCCTTTCCCTTACATAATCCTGATATTCATATTTAATCTTCCCGAGTGTGTCATGATACAGAATCCCGTATATCTGCCGGTTATAAATCTGGTAATTACCGTGTTTCTTCATATCCAGGAAGCGGGTATATAATGGAAGGTTAGAACGTGCGATTACTCCTTCGCCGTCCGGAACGACCGAATAATTCGGGTTCTGTAGTGCGGCCATTAATGCACCGGACCGCCCTTGTATGATCTCCCCGGTTCCCTGTACTTTCTTACGTTCACGGCCTTTCTGGTAAATCCGTTTGGTAGCGATATCCAGTTGGGCTTGAAATATGTCCTGTATTCCACGCCCGATCCGGTCGGTAAAGAAATCCGTTTTAAAATTCTCGGCCATTCAGTTATTCATTTTTTGAAAATCCGGAAATAATGTGCCTTTTCCCGGATTCGTCTTTAACAGTTTCATTTTTCTTGTTTGAGGCATATTTATATTTCCAATAGGTACACAACGCATCATTTACACCTATTGTAATAATACCTACTATGACAGTTAACCAGAACCACGCAAAAGCATCCATTAGAATCTTGTTTTAAATGAGAAAGCCAGGCTCCACCCCGCAAACGTCCGGTAAAAGCCGGATTCCGGAAGAGTGGAAAGGCTGGTTAAATCCAGTTCCTTAGTGACAGGGCAACCGGTGGCAGAATCTTCTATCAGCATTTGTTTGATACGCTCCATAACCGGCTGCACCTCTTCGATAGTCTCATAAGCCCCTTTCCGTTGGGGATCGTACTTGCTCATAAGGAAAATAACGCATAAATTATTTTCCCTCACATTATCAGCCGAAAGGCTGGCGCCCGTTCCCGACGGGATCAGAATAAAGAGCACCGGACATTCTTCTTTAGATAGTCCCTGTATCGTCTTACTCATTTCCTCGTCAATGGTAACGGGCAGCACCTTCTTTATTTCAGGAATACGTTTTTGTATGCCTTCCCAGTATTCACGGTAAACCTTTATATCTATCATATCGTCAATCCCTGATAACGTTTCGCCTCCCATTCACGGCGGGTAACAAGCCCCGGAAGAATCTTACCACCCCCGTATATCCACTTTTTAAACTCTGCCGGTATGGATGAATCATACGCATCTGCTCTGATCTTCTTATAAAGCGTTGATTTCTTGAATTTTCCGATACCTACATTAAAGCAAAAGCTTACTACCGCGTCAAACTGGTACTGTCCCAAATGAAGGGGAAGCGCGTTTACCTGGTTTTCTACCGCCCTGATATCCGATTCAAAGAAAGCATCGGCCTGGGCCTCGGTGATAACATCACCCGGTTTTACGCCGATCGTGTGACCGTAACCGATCGTACATACTCCCGCGGCACATACATACGCTTTCAGGCGTAATCCCTCGAATTTCTTGATCTTGTTTTTTGTTCCTGTTGTCGTTCTCATTTCTTGTTACGTTTTTGGTGTAAATACTCAAACTTACATTTATACAGATAAAGCAATACATCCCAAAAGGGTGTATCGTCCACCTCCTTCTTATTTCCGAACACGCCGGAAGCCGCCACCTCAAAGACTATCCCGGTCCAGCCGGTTTTATCGTCCACCTTCCGGTCCTCGGATGCCAGCTTCTGGAACAATATCCGAAAGTCGATAGCTTCACCACCGATATAAACCGGTCCGGAAAGAACCATTTCCCAAACGGCGGAAAAGAAGTTTACCGCATGAATGGCAAGCAAGGAAGGAACGGCCGGCGTCTTCTCCGGGTCCTTGTACCGGTAAAGCTTTAACGTGATATCCTGGAAGATTTCATTTATAGCCGGATCGTCTTTTTCTGCTGCCGCCTGTTTGCTTTGCTGCAACAAATCCAGGCAATCACAAAAGTTACCGAAAGTAAGACCGTTCAGCATGTCACCGACACCATGCCAGCCCCCGAAATCCTGCATCAGATTACGACCGGTTTTCAGAATGGGCGTAACGATCCGCTCGCCCTCCTTACCGGTTGTATAAGAGAAAAAGCCGTCCAGCTTTTCCAGTTGCCCGTCCAGCTCCCGGATGATCTCACGCCGGTACATGGTGTAATCCGCTTTCATACCCAGAAGGTAAGAAAGCCATTTTACGCGGAACTGTCCGGGGCTGATCGTACCGCGGTTCATCAGTACCGCCAATATAAGAAACTGTCGGTACTGCTCACCGCTGACTTCATCCAGACAGGAAGGGACCTCCACCGTCTTACTATTATATGTAAACTTCTCCATGTCCGGACATTAAAAAGTTATTCCCCTGGATTGTACGGTAACACCCGGTATATAATAATCCACCGTTTCCGACTGCGCATCCAGTTCCCTGATGATATCCTGCAATACATCCAGGTAAGCCGCCGCGTCCTGCTCCAGACTGTTAGCAACCGATTGCCGGGCCTCTTTTTCCGCCCGCAATTTATCCCGTACGGTTGTGCTCTGCTGTACCTGTACGATTCCACTGGGCAGAACTTCCACCGGTAAACGTTCAACGGCCTTTTTTATGGTGAGAAGTGCAAGCGGGCGGCGTACATACTCCAGCAATTTCTCCGTTAAAACGGTATCGCCTTCAATCAGTTTGTTATAACGGCTCCGGGTGATAACAGGTATTATCTGCCCGTCCTGGACTTCCCGGATCATAGGAATAAGCACCAGGAAAAGCCGGTGACTGCCGATATTATAATATTCATCGAACGTTTCCTTATTCTGAATAAGAAGCCGGTTTATAGCCTTTTTCTTAATGCCGTTCATCCAAAAATCAAACTTTTCGCGGTCCATTAACTCCACTAACGCGTCTACGGCTTCATAAGCCAGGTTCCGGATATTCTCTTCATCCTTGAACTCCTGTAAGGCGGTCATACCCGTTTCATTCTCTCCAAGGTGTTTGCCACGTCCGGCCGTTCCGTGTTGTGCGTCCAAAGTGGGAATGACCTTTAACCAGGTAAACATCGCTACCGCCTGCTGCATCAGCCGCAAAGTTTCCGCCATGCCGTCCGGTTCCGTACCGTCTGCATGATCTTCACGGTAATACTTATCTACCGCGTCTATGGGTTCCGTTCCGATGATAGCCTGTAAATCCCGAATACCCAGCGGTAAGATAGGTTCCCACTTGGTAAAATCAAGATCATTATCGATCAATCCCAGGACACGGACTATTTCACCGGCACCGTCACCGCCTTTATTAAATAACTTCGTCATTTGCTCGGTCTCTTTTTAATGTATATGGTTTCCAATTATCAAAATCCTTTGTGAAATTATTTATTTCATCGTAGAACTCCTTATAAAAGCGGGCCAGCCCGGTATCTATCGTTATACAGGTCTGCTCCGTGCGCGGATTAGTGTTCACATTGGCCGAGCTTTCTATTACAAAATCAAAAGCGTTACCAAAACCGGCCATTACTTTAGCATGGTTACGGAAAATACAGACACGTGATCCGAAACGTTCCGCCACCTTCTTTAGGTATAAATAAACATCCGCGTAGGAACCTTGAAAGATTTCACCTACATAAAAATCCGCGTGCCCTATGTCTTTTCTCTCCAGCCATTTCTCCACCTCCTTAACATCGGTAATTGCCATACACCAGGTAGAAATCAGAACATATTCCACCGGTTGTTGCTTCACGATCACACGAAGATAAGTAAGGCTGTCAACGTCCCCATGACTGATACAGTGATAAGACGCCCCTTTCTCAAAATGCCAGGGCAAACACTCTTCCAGGTGCAGCTCCGATTTTATCCGCCGGTCAAAATGAACGTTTTTCGTCCGGCGGGCCTTTATATGCTTGTCCGGGGTGTTATCGGCACGGTTCTCTTCCGGTTGCCGGTCGCTTACCGGTTCTTCCGGTACATCTTCCGGTTTCGGTGTGAAAAACAGACTACGCATTTTCTTTCATACGGTTAGAGGGTGAAACGTTCTGTTCCGCTTCCACTATGGTACGATAAAGCCCTACTTTCGTATCGGTACCCGGAAAGTTGGCATTAATATACTGCTGTAACGGTTTACAAAGGATCATGTCCGGAATAGCCGTTTCGGAAGCGTTATACACTTTCAGGCTGTATAATTTCTCCGATCCGGAAGAAAGCTTGTTTTCTATAATCAGGTTTGAAAGTACCGGATCAAGACCGAAGCCGGAGGTGGCGGCAGCGTCTGCCTTATTTGATATCTTAATTTGGGCGTCCACATAATCCTTTATTTTCTTATCCAGCGGCTCCACCGTCCAGCCCTCAAAGTTATTTGCTTCCGGATTCCAGAATTTAGTCGTGTGCATGTATTTCCCGGCGTTCTGCCTTCCGGTAATGTTGGAGGCGAATTTCTCCATAGCTTCGTCCTTAAAATCTTCCAGCATCTGGGCCGTGTATTTCTCGCCCGTACGCTCGCAAACCTGTTTTATACGTGCTTCCGCGCGGTCCCAGTAAGACTGCGGCGATTCGATATGCAGGGAAATGGCCGAAGCGTTTTCGTTATAGGCGATCAGGATAGCGGCCAGACCGCCGGCAAGCTCCAGCCAGTCAAGCGCACCCAGAAAACGCGGCGTACTCATGAAATCCTTGCAAAAGGAATAGATATTATAGTATTTCACGGAAACCGGATATTTGAACGGGTGGGCCGGATCAAAGACCGGGTAACGGTAAGTATAAGCCGGATCAGGATAAGGAAAGTCGCCCACAAGTACTTCCTGCGGTTCATCCTCGCCGTCGGGAGGATATACCAGGCGGGCCTTCTGGTAGGGAATATGTTCCAGCCGTACCAAACGCCCGGGATTGCCCACACGCGGCGCACGGTTCCGGACAAACTTTATAAAAAAGCCCTGCATGTGCGTTAAGTCTACAAGTGAGCGGTGAAGAACCGTCGTGTAATCCCACGACTCCAAGTCGGCGGTTATTTCCGGATCGAGTTTCCAACGCCGGTAAAAACGGTTATTCTCTTCGTCGATTGCATCCTCATACAGCCGCGGGCCTTCTCCCCACTGCAAACCGGCTATTTTGCCCATAATGCCTTCACCGGCGTAGAATTTATCCAGTAAACGCATGACCTCGCCCGGCATGTCGTTATTATCACCCATGGGAACGATAAAGGTACCGTTTACGCTGATCTTACGCGAAAAGAAAGCCCCCCGCCGGTTTAACTGGATGCTGGAAGGTTCCCAACCTTTACCGCGGCCACCGATAGAAAAGGAGATCAAACCCTTGTCACTGCCGGTATCTATAATTCCAAAGTTACCACTTCGTCTTATTTCCATAATCTTAAATCGTTATTCTTTTCCCGTTGAACTCCATTACCAGACATTCCCAGCAATTCAGCGGCCGGCCCGTTGTGGTGTCCGTCAGGAATAGTTTATAGCTTGAATTTTCGATGCTTTCATCCGTCGCCTTTTTCCTCAAACGGGCGGCAGTGAGTATCACCATATCGCCGCCGTCCCGTGTCTGACGGTTCCATTTCCGAAATTTGATAGAAAAGGTTCCCCCGGAAATGGTAATCCGCTTCATCTGTTCTACCGCTACATAAAGGTTTATTTTTTCCATAGCCGGCGGATAAAACTTTTAATCCTGCCCCAGTTATCATGGACCAGGCAAAAGGATAGAAAGAAAAACATGAATTTTAGGAACGTCCATAAGCTACACCCGTTTGTAACCTTTTCTTTTTCCTGGCTTTGTTGCTTAACGTCGGATTTACGGGTAACGACTGTTTCCGCTTGACTGGTAGTTTCCTTATGATCCTGGAAGGAACTGCTTTGATTCTTTCCAGTTCTTTTTTCAGTTTTTCGGTTGCTGAAATCAATTTCTTTAATTCTTCCGAGGCTGTCGTAGTTGATACGGATATGCGTACTATCTTCCCGGTAAACGTCAAGTACGTGCTCCTCATTGCTTGAATCTCTCCGCGCAAGTTCAATAACTCCGTCAGTAGTTGTTTGTTTTTCTTCTCCAGTTGCTTCTGTAACCGTTTTTCGTGTAACAGAGCGAGGAGAACGACAACCGTAAAAACAAGCTGCAAAACAAATAAAAATAAGTAGGTGTACGATTCCATGTCTCATGTTTATTAAGTCGTTAATTATTATTAGTGTCAAAAGTGATAGATTTACGGTTCGGGCAATTCTTCACGCCGCAAAGAAACGGCTTCATAGTGTCCATTACACGGGCGTTCTGCTTGATAGCCTTTTCCATTTCGTTACATTTCTGCAGGACTTCCTTGTACTTGTTATCCACTTCGTCAAACCGTTTTTTCTGTTCCTGGTACGCGTTCTTTAGCTCCTTACGGTCATTCTTCATATCCTCGATTAGTTCCTGGTAAACCTCTTGTACTGACTTCATGGCATCAGCTTCCGCCTGTTTACGGGTATATCGGAGAGTGAATAACCAGGTCAGGCCACCCGTGCAAAGAGCCGTAATAATCGCTGTAATTATCGTTTCCGTCATATTGATAGAGTTGAAAATTCTACATTATGGTCCGGATGATACATACATGCGTCAAATAACCCGCCACGATCCCGGCCAGGTCCGCCAGAATATCCTTCCAGTCCCATTTATTACCGGGTGACATTTTATCCCCGTATTCCTTACCCAGTGAAGCACCCAGGGCAAAGGGAACACCATAATTACCCAACAGGGCACATATAGCGTAATTAATCCCGAAATGCTTCCATTTGTCCGTTCCTATTTTCATAATTTGAATGATTGGTTACTGCAAAGGTGAGAAGAACGGAAACGGACGAAAAGGACATAAAAAAGAGTGCCGGGAACCACCCCGGCACAAACAAACCCTAACCTGGGACTTAAACCCAACGGCTGCCTTTTCAGCCGGTATGCTAAATTATTAATATTAAGGATTAGACAGCTTTTCGATGTCTTTTTTCATCATACGTAAAGTTCTGATTCTTTCTACTATTTTTTCAGCGGAAAGAGGTTCGCCACCTTCATCGGTCAAATCGTCGATAGTTTCCTCTATTACCCGTATGTAACAAGCGGAAACCGGTTCCGTCTTAACTTGCCACTGCTTCAATATTTCGGCACTTTCATCTGTGATATGTGCGCCGTTTACTTCTATGTCTTTCATAACAAATCTTTCTTTAAACGTTCTTAATCGGTGTAGTCTCTAAGGTAGTGAAATCAATTATTCCGGCCTGCCGGTATATCCCGAGGGCGACTTTTCTAAACCGTTCATAATTACGTCTGTCAATGGGCGATAACTGCCACTTCTTCATGTCTTTCATCAAATCCGGTATATTATTAGCACTATTATACATACAGTTGTTTTTGCCGTACTCGTGATGAAGTAATACAGACTGAAAATCACCGGAGTAAACAACCAACCGTAAACGTTCAAGTTCGAGGAAAGCAAACTCATTGTTAACCTTCCCCACCTTGTATGCTCTTAATTCAATGGAAGGCGCACCGTATTCACGTCTAACGAAAAATAAGATATCAGGATTATTTGTATTCATTTGGCACCTCCTTTTAAGTCTTCTAATTTAATATGTGAAATACTTGTTATACTTTCCAGTACCCCGTCGCATACACTTTTAACCCTTAATCCGCGGGAACCGTCTTTCTTGGGTAAATTCAGGTGATAATACGGGCGATTCCTCCAGAATGTAATCCGGAAAATCCAGCCACGAACTTTAAAAGTAGCATTACTTATTTTATAATCAACCTGTACCAGATCACCCGGTTTAAATTTACTTTCTTGTAGAAACATTTCCTGTATTTTTTCCTGTTCCTTCTTTATTTCCTCAATCCTTTTATCATTGTTTTGTAATTGAGTAAGTAACACTTGCTGATATTCAGTATATATCATTCGGCACCTCCTTTCTTTTCTATCTGGAGACGCTCTGAAAACCTATATATTCTTTTAACCCGGTAAATAAAAAAATAGGCTACAGGCTTGTCACAGCCGTTATTATGTGTTTTAGTGTCCTGATCTATGTGAATAAATCCGATACCGGAAGATATTTTCAACGGCATTGTTTTAGGGTATTTCTCGTTCAGCTCCTTTACCTTTGCTTCCAGTTCAGTTTTAAAAGCATCGAAGGAAATTTTATCAGGGCAAAGCGTATTACCAAACTGGTTTGCAAACTCTGCCATTTCAGCACATTTTCGATTCTGTGGCTTATATTCGTTAAGCTCTATAAAATAAGATGTCATTTTCGGCCTCCTTTCTGCACCTTCTTTGCCCGGTACACACAAACAACTGCACCGATAACAACCGGCGGAAAGATAAAGGTTAGACAGAACCAGGCAATAGCAGATAAGTAATAAGCATCAGAAACCGAGGTTACGGAACAATCTTTTTCCAATTCCTGAAAATAACGATGTTGGATCGTGTTTACGTCCGTGCTACCAGTACGGAACGAAGGCACGTAGCTTGTGCCGGATTGAAATTCTTTTTTCATTAGTGTATGGTTTTGACTATTAAAAAAATGAGAAAGGCGGTCACCGTTTCCCCATGTTCGTCAAAACCATACACTACATACCGTCCGAAAAGCCGGGTTAAATGTAATAGGAGAAAGGCAACCACCTCTGTTTATTAAACAAGCATTTGTCGGGCATAAAAAAAGCCCGTTGTTTATTCGAGCCAATAACCGAGACTCGCCGGAATACCTATATAGTATATGATTTTGACAGGGGCAAATGTCGGTATTAAAATCTGAACAAAAAAAAAAAAACGTTAATAAAAGTTTATAAGAAAAAGAAAATTTGTCGACTCTATAATTCGTTACTTCGTAACAAAAACGCCCGCCAGAATTGGCGAGCGTTAATCTATTCTTATGGTTCATATCTCTTTTGAGTTTCACCCTCTTCATCACTTTCCTTTTTCATATTTCGCATAAATAAAGGAACTTTCTTTTCAACCTCTTCATTTTTATTCTCTTTATCTTCCATGGCCGCTTTCTCCATGTCTTCAAAATCTTTTTGTGTTATAATTCCTTCTCGTATTTCATCATCAGAAACTATATCTTTACTTAATAACCAATGATATACATTTTGATTCGTGCTCTCATTTGTAACAACATACGCCTGCTCAAATTTCCACCGAAATTTTGCTAAATAATTCATGGCGTCTACCATAGAATTAAATTCAATTTTCTTCCCGGATTCATCTACCATAAACGTTTTGTATTTTCCGAAATAAGATGTTTTTTGCCCGAAGTCTATTTGTATTTTGACTTTAGAACTTAAGACTTTCCCTGTACCAACAATTTCACAAAACGTTTTTCGAGTTTCTTGTGCTGTAGCTGCTACTACTAAAATAGCCAACACGGTAATTAATAATAATTTCTTCATATCAGTAACTTAAAATTAGTGTATACTTTCGTCTGTACCACCCGTAAGTTCTGACGGTTATATGCAGTGTAATTTTGACGGCTGCAAAAATACTTAATATGTACAATTATAAAGAATATTATCCCCAAAAATGAAAGGCAACCGCCCCAAAATACACGGTAATTCATGAAAAACGCCCCAAAAAATGAAGCAAAAACGCATAAAAAACACGCTTTTTCGCGTAAAATTTTGGTCTAAATGCAGATAAACGACTGAAAAACAATCAAAAACCGGAGAAAATTTCAAAAACTAAAAAAATAGCACCTTCCGAAGACCGAGCCGCTCAGAAGTCGGAAAGCAGTTGCCCTCCCCCTAAAAGGTGAAATATGACCTCTGGGGAGGGGTACCCGTAACCTGGTAACACAAAAAACGCCGGAAAAGCAATTTTCCAGCGTTACAAGGCAATTACCTTTTATGCCTGTTCTCTATCCATTGGTCCACAAACGAATCGGCCTGCAGCGTCCGTTTGCCTCGTACTAAAGCTATCCAGCCGGGGCGCATCAGTAAGTATTTGAAAGCGTCGGAGAAATTGGTGGATAACATCGGTAGTTTTTTCGGTGCCAGCTTTTCGGACTTCTTCACTTTGAACACTACCTTAGAATTACCCCGGTATTTGATTTCAGCCTTTGCCTTTTCTACGGAACTAACCATTTCTTTACAGTTCACCGCATCAACCAACAGGATAGGCAGGTTCTTGTTGGTACCGCCCATAATCTCCTGCATAAAGTCGTATTCCGCATCCTGCCGGATAACTGCCTGTTTACGGCTCTTTAGGTTTACGATCCAGCCGGTACGGTTTCCGCTGCCGTCTTTTTCTATGGCGTCTTTGATCTTACCCGCGTAATCCTCCTTCTGTTTCTCAAAGTTATTACCTGCACGGTCATAGTACAAATCCAGTTCTTTATATTCGTGGTTCTGGAAGAAAGTGAGGAACTGGTCGGCGATCTCCCGGAACCAGCCCGGCGGTATCTCAAAAAAGTTCTTATGTACCCGGTAATAAGCACCGTCCGCCTGACCGATCACCAAAGAAAGCATATTACCGAAGTCCATACCGCCTTCAATCGTTTTATCATGGTGCAGGTACCGGAGTTCCCGCGAGCTATAAGCGGCCTCCCCGGACGCGGTACCGTTATAATACTTATGTCCTTCACCAAACAACACATAGAAACGTAAATCCCTGCGAAGACCGGGACGCATACCCACCACCGACTTTTTAAATTCGTGAAGCTCCATTGTTCCATTATACATACGCTTTAAATACTCTATCGTAAGTATCTCAACATTAGCGAATGAAGAAGCGTTAAGAAAGAACGTTTGTCCTTTTCTCAACTTCAACAAAGCCCGGTCGTAATATTCAATATCCCGTTTCAAACGTTTCAGTTTCAAGGAGGAAGGCTTGTTCTTTCTTTGTTCCCGTAAAAAGGAAATTATCAAGTCATTACGTACACTTGCCGCCTGTACTATTTTAATGATCCGTTCCGGGTCCATTTGCTTGACATACCGGAAAAACCAGTCGTACTCGTTTTCGTCGATATCCGGCATGTCGGTAGTAATGGTTATCCCCAGGAACAAATGGGAATGTCCGTAAGTGATCGCATCACCGCGAAGAATAGGCATAGCGCGGTTTACTTTCATTTCCTTGTCGTACTTCGCTTCATCATAAAACAGATGTATTACAGACTTTCCGGCAAGCAGCGAAGGGTTATCCAGTGATCCCATGAAAATAACACATCCGTTCCAGAAGCTATAAACATGCTTATAATCATCCACGATAACCGAACATTTACGCCGCCAGGATTCAGGCGGGCGGGTATCTTTTACATAGTGTACCCCTTCGATCAGGCCCATAAGCTGCCAGCCCTTCTGAACGGCCGGCATTATATTATCTTCCAGGTTACTGTAGGTATTGGCAACAAAAGCAAACGCACCGCCGGGCATTTCTTCCACACACCGGGCGGAACGCCTGGCTTGTATAACGGTGGATTTGGCCATACCGCGCCCGTCAACAGATACAAGGATAGTAGTATCGATCCAGTCCGTCAGGACCTGGATTATATGGCCGTATTTTATCTCCACATCGTCGGCGTTGGCGTTACTCACCTTCGTTATCTTCCCCGAACTCTTTGATATCATACAACATACGTTTTTTCAGGTCAAAAGCTTTAATACGCGCATCCTCTTTTATATTCTCACGTACAATAACAGGAATTTCCGGTATCGCGTCGATAAATTCTTCCAGTTCTTTACGGTCGATTTCAGGAACACCCAGATCCTTACGGCTGGTAGTATAAATAACCGTACTTTTCTGTGAAAGCAGTTCCTCCGGTATTTCGGCCTGTTGATCCTTGTAACATCCGCGAAGTTCCGCCGCCAATTTCAGCAGGTTCTTAGCCTCCTTCACATTTCCCATAAGAAAAACAGTATTCGCCCAATTTTCGGCCTTTTCAGCATACAGATTAGCGAAAGCCTGCGGGCGTACGTTATCCTGCGTATAAAAGAAATTGAGACTGTCGGCGTACACCTGGCGGGCCATCCAGTCCGAAAGCCCGTAAGGTTCCGACTTCAAAAGGCGGATGATACCGGCCTTTGTCACCAACTTACCATTTATACGCATACGGGCACGAAGTCCCCGTACCATTTCCATAAGGCTATAATATTCTCTTTCATCGGGTGCGAGGGCTTCCAACGTACCGGTAGAAAGAATCCTTTGAATCTGGTTAATATCTACCTTGTCAAAGTCTATTCGTGAGGGCTTAATTAAATTCGTCGTCATCCATTTGTTCGATTAAACGTTCGAAAGTGTGTCTTTTCCGTACGGCCTCCAGCTGTTTTATAGCTTCCACGTTTCCGCCTTCCGCCGCTTCATGGAGTTTTATTTCAGGAGCGGCACGTGCTACCAGAATCCCTTCCCGGATCAGGAAGTTAACAGAAGTTCCTACCGTTTCCGCATCCTGGACAAAAAGCCCGGCATCCTCCAGAGAAAGCCCCAGGGAAACGGCTATATCTTTCGGGGAATATCCTAAAGAAGATAAACGCCGTACATCCTCCTTTTGCTGCGCATCCAGGTAAATACTATCCACCACCGTTAAATCGTTCATACGCATCTTTTATTCGTTTCTGTGCGGGTTATTAGTTATACTGCTCTTTCTTTCTCATCCCACGGATTAAAATCTTCCTCTATGGGTATTTCTTCTTCGTGATAATGCTTCATTCTATCTTAGGTTTGTTATCATTGGAAAGTTGTTTAATCCGGCTCTCTTCTTTTTCTATCCGGAGGGTTAATATTTTGAGCTGGTGCCCCAGCTCCGAGCGGTCGCAAGGATGAGAGAAACGGCCCAGGTTCTTTGTGATCCGTTGCCGTTTCCCTGTCAGACTGGCAATAAGTTCAATTACTTTTTTTTTCGCGCCTCGATTTCTTCCTCTATGGCCTTCTGTGTAGTTTCCCACTTTTGGATCAATGCAAGGGCACTCGCTTTCTTCTTCTCATCATCCCCGGCCTGTTCCAGTTTCGCCTTATTCTTTGAAAGGTTGGCACGAGCGTTATTCAGTGCCTTTTGTATGTCGATATCCGAAAGGTTCTCAACACCCTTACGGACGGACAAACTTTTTACCTTCTCACATTTACCCAGAATCTTTCCGTTTTCCCGGTAATATTCCAGTTCATCCCACATCTCGCGGTTAGCGATGAAGTTTTCCACAACCGCCTGCGCTTCCTGTGCTGTAGAAAGTGAATTGACATCATCCGGCGTAGCCTCCAGACGGGCGAAAGCTTCCTTATATTTCCCGTATGCGGTGAACATGTCGGAAACAAGTATTTTCAGAATGTCGGGACAATCCGGAGAGTTCAGGAAAGTAAATTTCTCGCGGAAACGTATCATTTTGGTTACGGTTTCCGGGGCTGCCTTGTATCGTTTCTCCGCCTGATCCAGTTCCTCTTCCAGCTCTTCCACACGGTCGGCATTTTCATCCATGGAAAGAACCTTATCCCGGAAATCGGACGAAACGAGTTCTTCCACGCTGACGCCAAAAGATTCGGCAAGTTCCAGCAGCAAATCATCGCTGTATTTTACCGGCGTTTTGGGTGTTTCCTCCCGGGCGGGTTCCATTTTTGCCACGACCGGCTGTTTGGAGTTGCGCCGGATCGTCTTAAATTCACGTTCGGAAAGCCCGGCCAGCTTCCGTAGTTCCTCTAAAAGAATGGCCTTCATCGTTTCCGTTTCTCCCTGCCGGCGAAATGACTTCTTTAACATACGGTTGATACCGTATTTCTCGTACAGTTCCACGCCCTGAATAAAGTTACGCGGACCGGCCAGATAGGTAATAATTTCCTGTTTCATACTATATAAAATTTGATGATACAAAGAAAAAAGGGGGCAATTACCCCAAAAAGGACAAAGGGTGGCCGGGCATGTGCTGCCGGTCACCCTTTGAATTATATGAAAGCCGTTTATTTATGCCTCATAACGGCTTTGTTCAATCCATTTCATAGCCTCCGAACCGTCGTTAAACGCCCGCAACGTCAGTTGGGAACCTTCGGAAGCGGTAAACGTTTTACCACCTTTCAAAAGGAAATTACCGCCTTTTTCCACTGTTGGCGCAACGCCCGAACATCCCATAAGGGTAATTACCGATCCATGACTTCCACCGGTAACACCGGCTATTTTAGCCGCACCTGCGGAAAGCTGGTACTGCCCGTCCGTCTGGTAATCTATATCCGTGGCACCGGCTTCCACTACGGCCACCGGCTCTTCCAGGGTATCGGTACCCCGGTAAATGGCGATATCATCCCCCTTGCTGATCTGGGTGAAAGTAAGTTCGTTCGTATTCGATTCATTGGAACCGGTATAAGAAACGGATAACTTACACGGGTTACAGGGCGTTCCGATCAGATCGGCAGGCTTTCCGCTACAATAACGGAGCACAACGATACATTTCTTGGACAGCCAGTTTGTCTTAAACTCGCGAATTTCCTGTTCGTTACCGGGATGATTGAACTTAATGGAAGGCGTATAGCCTTCGGCGTCCGTTTCTCCGTCACTGTTGGAACTGATTTCAGCGGTACCGGGTGTCAGATAAATACCGATCGCATAACGTCCCGCCTTCATTACGATATCCTCTTCGATAACCACGCCGGCATCGTTTCTCGGCGGAAAGGAAAGAATATCGTCAACGTCGTAAATTACGAGCTGATCTTTGGGCTGAATACCGTTACCGGGATTACCGGCCGGCCTTCTTACGCTTGCTTTTACGTATGTCATAACTTAATGATTTATAAGGTTATAAAATGGAAGGGATAAAGTACCCCTTCCGTTAAAAATTAGCCTCTTGCCACTTCGTAGAATTTACCGTCGGCGGCTTTTGCCAGCTTGATAAACTTACCTTCGGAAAGCGTCATAGCTTCGGTTAAGACAAAGTTTCCGCCGGCTGCAATGGTGGAAGCATATTCAGAACCGCTTCCGTAGATCGTGTAAACGACCCCGGTTTCCGCATCGGTAAAGTTAATGATTGCCGTTGCCTTTGTATTCTCACCGGTAACGAATACTTCACCGTCAAGCAAGGAAGGTGTCGTTTCATCCGGTGCAAACTGCAACGCATCGGAAGAAGCGTTTTCGCGGCCGATCTCGATAAATTTACCGTCGGCACGTTTCATCAGTTTAATAACATCCCCTTTACCGGGCTGCCAGGCGTCGGAAATAAGTTCAAAGTTTCCGCTTTTCTCAATCTTAACACCTTTATCCACGCTTCCGCATTTCAGGGAAATAACCGTACCTACCGGCGCATCTTCAATATCGGTAATAGCAAATTCGGCTGTATTGGCTACGGTAACAATGGAGGTATGAAGCTTGGCCGACGGGTTCTTGTCCTTGTCAGCGTCCACAAAGTAAGACGCCGGGCGGTCATACTCATTACAGAAGATCATCTGACGGTTATAGTCCATATCTTCTTTCTTGGTGTACTTGAAGCCCACGGCAATAGCCCAGATACTTTCACGCCAGTTACTCCAGACTTTCAGGCTCCAGTCTTCCTGCTCCAGGTTGAAAGCCGTCATTTCACCCGGTTTGTCCTCGTAGGTTTTAATGTTGCCTTCAAACGTCCAGAAGATACGGTGGTGGTTGTCAGCATTGGGAACCGGGATAATCTTCACCGCCGGATATTCCTTTACATACATGATATTAGCCTTGTAATCCTGGTTCTGCCCGTAATGCAGTTCATTGTATTTATGATACAATACAATAAAGTGCGAAGGCATATAAAGTGCCAGGTTACCGCTGTCACGAAGAACCGCCGGGATCATGGAAGTACCCTTGTACACCTTTTCACCGATGTTTGCTTCGGTAAGTTCTCCCAGCTCGAACGGTTTGATCTGGTAAACGAACTTTCCGTTATTGATATCGGTATGTCCGTTCACTTTCTTGTTCAGGAACTCATACAGACCGTCAGCTGCAGCAAGTGCTTTGCCCGGTTCGTTCAAATTCGGGTCCTTACGGATTCCGTTAATACGGCGTTGTTCACGCTCGTTATGCAACTTTTTGGCGGTTTCGGCTAAGATGTACTCGATAAAAGACCACTTGATAGGGTTTGAACCTTCCTTGTTCAAAGTGCCGATCCAGGTTTTCTCCAGAGCCTTTAAATTTTTGAAACGGTGTGCAAACATCACGTTGAACATGCGCAGGGTTTCATCGTCGAACTCGTAGGAACCTTTAGTCACCTTGTCGAAGTCGGATTCCTCATTACCGGCCTGTGAGAACTCACCCAGCCAGATATTAACCAGCGTAGCCAAATCCTGATAACCGGATTCAAGCGGGAAAATACTTTCAATGGAAGGAAGTTCCATTAAAAACGACTGCAAACGCTGTTGCCAGGGAATACGGTAAAAGGCACCGAGGTCTTCCTTCAAACGGCTGTAGTCAATGGAACTTGCTTTCGGAAGAGCGATCATTTCAAAACCGGCAGCCTCCATTAACGCAGCTTTGGCGCGAAGGTTATACGGGCGGTCCAGTGAGAACATTTCACCCTGCAAGCCTCCCAGCTGCTTTTCATCCTGGAGATTGAATTTTCCCTTACCGTCCGCCTGGGCGTTGTGTTGCTTCCCTTTACCCGGATCATCTTCCGCAGCGGCCGAAAGTTGGGCGATAATACCGGAAAGCTTCGTTATTTCGGCATCCTTCTTGGCAATTAACGCGGTGTTGTTCCGGTTTTCGTCACGCTGTTGCGTCTGCAAGGCTTCAAGCTGTTCCTGTGCCTGTGTCAAACGGGCGGCAGTATCACCTAACAAACCGCGAAGGAAAGCGGTAGTTCTGGGTTCCTCGGTTTCCTCTCCCTGGTTCCCGTCTTCGGCTTCGTCCTGGAAATCGTTTTCGAGAGACGCTTTAAAGTCCGTGAGGAATTTTTCGGTAAAACCGTAATTTTTCAGTTTTGCCACTTCCTCGGCCGTGATAGAGTTTTTGTCCTCTACCTTGCTCCATTCCGACAGGCCCAACAGGGCCAGAATGTGAGCGGAAAAGCTCTTAAATTTCATATATACAAAATTTTGAAGTTAATACTATATGTTATACATCGCATTTACTTTTCTGACGGTAGCCTGTGCCAGTACCCACTTTACCGCGTCTTCCAGCGTACCGAACTGATCGATATAGCCGTTTGCCACGGCTACGTCGCCGGTGAATATCTGTCCCCGGAAAAGGGGAAGTTCCGGATCGTAGGCAATACCCAGATTCCGACTGATCGCATCGCAGAAAATGCGGTGCATGACGGCCAGACGTTGCTTTATAGGCTCTTCGTTGTTGTCATCTTCAATCGCGCGGGTTTCATAGTTTTTCAGATCGGCACTATCCGGATAGATTTCCCGGTAATCAATGCCCTGTTTCTTGAAATATTTCTTAAAGGATTGGTAAGTAAGCATGATACCGACGGAACCGACTTCACACATAGGGGAAGCGATAAAGGTTCTGCCGGCGGCGGTTCCCAGCCAGAAATGGGCACTCCCCATGGTACCGGCCACATAGGTAGCTATAGGTTTGGAAGATTCGGCAATCATTTTAGCCGCCAGGTCCACATGCGCAACCATTCCGCCCGGACCGTTGATCCACAGGACCGCACCGCAAATCTTAGGATTATCGAAAACATCCCGGAGCTGCTTTTCCAGGCGGTAAGTCTCCCAGGAATACAAGGTGCCCTCCAGGATAATGACGGCCACACTGTCAGCCGGCAGCGTCTCATCGTCCAGTTCCCACCGGTTGGCAAGGTAAGGCGTAGTAGCGTAGGCGGTTATTTTATTATTGTCGAGCCGTTTTTCGATCGCATCCAGGTTGCCGGCTGCAACACACGGCACAAGTAAAGAAAGCAACCGGTAATAATCATTATCAGCGATTGCCCAAGGTGCTGTAAAAATCTCCTGTATTTTGTCCACGTTCTCTTTTTTACGACAAAGAAAACGCCTATATCATAGGTAGAGAAGGACTGAAAGGAACCTACAGGAACGCATCAACGCCCGGACCCGTACCGGACAGGGTGCAGTTATACAGGCCCCCGCCGATCTCAAAAGAAAAGGTAAGCGGGTAATCGGGAGAACCGGAAACACGGGTATTACCCGTTTCGTCAGTATAGAGAGCGACAAAGGGCGTCGCTTTCAGATTTTCCAGGTAAAGCGTCTTATTTTGCGACACGTCGGCAAGCTTGAAGGTATGTTTTTTAGTATAGACGTCTTCATTTTTGCTATCACCCGGTTTTAAGGTTCCCGGTACGATCATAAGAATATCAGGTTTTCCGATAGAGCGGATAACGACTTTCGAACGTACGACGCCAAAATGAATAATGTTGTAAACGGGAACCAGTTGCAGACTATGGGCGGCGGAAATTAACTTTCTTGACATAATTACAGATATAAAGTATTGATAATCAAATATTCAGCATTTTTCAGACGTTTTTCAGCCAAAAACCGGACAAAAAAGGACAAACAGATACACTTGGTAGGTAAAAAATAACTTGCTTTTTTACACTTTTTTTCGGTTATAGGCCCTTTTCTTCTTACGCCTGAAACTATCCCGCCACCGCTGGTAGTTTTTCAGTAGTCCGTCTTCCTGAATGGAAGATATATTATACTTTTTCAGAAAGGTAAAAACGGTTTCCTTAAATTCGATACCGTGCAGGTGCTTGTTTTCGTCCATGAGTTCGTGCAGTTCGGCCCACATCAGGGCACGCAAACGCTTTTCAAGAATGGCGGTACCGCGTACGGAAATGTAATTGAACTGTTCCGGAGACTTGCCGCCGGCAAAATTGGCCTCCCGGCGGTCAGGCAGCATAAACTCCAGGTTGCCGCGGTCAGCCGGACAATTAACCGGCCGTTTCTCCATGAGATCGTAAATAGTCACATAGATATCGGACGAAGAAGGAAAACGGACGGTACCGATCGTTTCGTCGTAATATTTGCCCCGGACGTATTCGGCCAGGTAGGATTCGATCTGTATTCGGGTGGTAATCATAACAATAACATTCCTTTTTAAGGGCAAAGATATTTCTTTATGTGCTGTTGTTCTGCCATTTATGAGAAAATGTAGGCTTTCAGCCGCTATTTTGATAAATATACTCCGGGAGAATAATTATAACGTGCCTTTTCCTGCTGCCACACGGCCGGTATTTTCTCCGCCAGGCTGTTCTAATATAATCCGGTACTAAATTTTTGTAATTTCGTAACCGGGCAACCGATAAAGATAAAACACTGTATCTTAGCAACTTAGCAACGTTACTAATTTCCGTTACAAAAAAATGGCCGGAAAACACTTTGTAACCGGGCTCCCCAGTAAAAGATAAAAAAGCCGGTGTTACAAACCGGAAAAGTTAGTAACCATTTTGTAACTGCAACTTCGTAACCTTTATTTCCTATTTATTTATTTGATTTTCAGACTTTTTTCTTTCAAGCAAACAAAGGTTACAAGGTTACTAAATTTTAGTATGAAATAATGGTGGGGTATGGGGAGGAAAGACGGGCAGGGCGCATTTGTTTCCATACGAAAAGAGGGACCGACACTTTCGTATCTGGTCCCTCTTTTCGTATCTTACCGGCTTCGGTCCGTCTTATACGCGATGTTTGCACCTGCTTAAAATCCATTCCTTTACGTCCGGGTCCACATGACGGTGCACGACAGCCGTATAGTCCTCGTTAAATTCATACTCCAGGCCGTTGTTTCCTTCCAAGATAAAAACACAGGCCGTTTTGATGATCCATTCGAGCTGCTCGCCCGAATAGCGTTCCAGCACCAGGACGGTACCGGGTTTCATACGCTCCAGATAGCGGTAGACCTGTTCGGCGAATTTCTGGAACTTCTCGCCGCTGTTCCAAAGCGCGGTAAACTCGGACATGCTGTTTAATTTCAAATGCGCGTTATTCATTCCTCTGGCCGTTCATCAGGTACAAACACGAGTGTCGGATCGGTCGGTTCCGTTCCACCACCGGCAGCCGCTTCCGCCGTACCGCATGAACGTAGATAGATCATATCGGCGGCCTTTCCGTCGTTATCCTTACGTACAATACGCCCCTGGGAGTTACAAAGGTCCTTCGGGTTGAGTTCCTCAATGTAGGGACAAAGGGCCACAAAACCTTTGAGGGCCTTTGTAAAACGCTGCATCGTGATTTTATTCACACCGGAAAAGCTTTTGTAATCAGCAAAAGCCTTTTCACGAACAATAAAGCTATCCAGGTGTTCGCTGTCCGGAGAGAAATAAGAGTTCGCCCAATCCTCAAAGTTATTTCCCATATCGGCCTTGTATTTACGCCTGATAATGTTTTCCATGGGCGGAAGCAATTTTATAGATTCCTCGCAAAGGGAAAGGTAAAAACGGCAACACTGCAAGAAGAAATTTATATCGGCGTTCCACTCGCTTTCGGAATACGTCTTAGAAAACAAATCCTTACCGAAGTCGTCCCGGATAGAACGCGTTTCACGGTAGTCGTTATCTTCCGTACGCTGGTGGTAGTAGTCGGAGAATACCAGGTACAGCAAACGGGCTTCCGTAGACGGATCAAAATCAATAGGTACGTAATTGGTAGTAAATCCCAGCTTGGCCGATTCCTCGAAAGGTATAGTAAACGACTGATTGTTCTTCGGGTTCACGGTCATATCTGACGTGATGATATCGTAAAACAGGCCCGTATTAAGATACCGGTCGCAATCATCCACCAGGATAAAGTCGGTATGCTGGTTTACCTGGTCGAACACATGCGGATTATCCATTAACTTGGGATTACGGCCGGAAAGCTTGACAGTCTTCATAAAGTAGGAAAGGGCTTTGAACATGAATGATTTACCCGAACGCCCGTTACATTCACCGTCTTCACCGATCTTGTTATCCATGGCCTGTGGTGCCCAGGCACGCGAAGGGGATTTGTACCGATGCAGCATATAACCGATAGTAAATATCTTATTGATAAGGTTTCTTTTCTGTTCGGCAACTTCTTCCGCCGTGAGGCCTTCCCCCTCGATATCGAATTTATGTTTTTCCCGGTAGGATTCCGCTTCCCCCACGCTCTTGTCGTCGAAATTATATTCCAGTTCCTTACGCCAGTAAACGCGGCTCGAATTGATTACATAGCCGAAAAAGTTAGACGGGACGGCATTTATCCGGATATCAAAAACATCGTTGCCCTCTATGTCTTTTTTACGGGAAATGGTAAACATGTCTTCCATAAGACGGACTTTGTGTTTCAATACGTTTTCTTCCCAAACGTAGTGGGACAATGTGCTGCCGTTGGCCGGATGTTCCTTTATACCGGTACCGCTTACCTCCATGCTGCAACCGGGAAAGAAAAACATCTGCGTATTATGGGTATAATTGGTAAAGTCCAGTTCTATTTCCTGCAAATTGTCCAGGGCCGTATCTGACAGTTTGGGGCTGTTCAGAATAAGGTTTCTTATATCGCGGGATAAAAAACTGTCCTGGGCCCAACCGCGGATAAACTTCCGGATATCCTTTGCCTTGATCAGTTTTACAATATTGCCGGTAATACGGATGTATTTCGTTGAACTGGAATTTTCATCATGAAGCGAATAGAAACCGTTAAGACGTAAAAAGTAGTGAAGGCAGTCCGCGTCTATATTGTGATCCCATTGCCGGGATTTCTCGTTAAACTTGGAATACCAGAATTTGGCGGGCATGGCAAGCGTCATAAGGTTACGGAAATCTTCGTTCTTGCTTCTTAATTCCATAAAGTCCCGGAAATCTTTACGCGGTTTGCCCCGCTGGTCCCGGTAAGTGTTAAGCCAGGCCGGTAGCCAGATCGTGTGGATATCAATAAAGCGTAGTGCAAGTTCCGTACCCTTCACCCTGCCCGTTGTGTCGATATCGGGTATGTTATACAGGACTTCAACGTATTTCATGATCTCTTTATAGTCCTGTTCGGAAAGTTTGTACGATTCCGAATTAAACCAGATCGGGGAAAAGCCCAGCGATTTAACACACAGGGCGTCGCGCTCTCCGGAACATATAAACGCTTCCTGCAGCTTCTGTTCCTTATAGGGCTTTTCCGCATTGGCCGGATTCTTTTTAAATGCAGCTTCCTCCCTGGAATTAAATTCCCGGTATAAGGCTTTCAGTTCGGAAAGACCGTTTATATAGTCTTTCGGCTTGACACCTTCCGGAGTGTAGGAAAAACGCCACTGTTTGTCCGGATTCAGGGGCTCGTATATTTTATAGAACTTCACTTCGGGCGTGTCGCCTTCGGCCGGTTTTACCAGACATTCGCGCATAAAGATAGGGTATGTCGTAGTCGCGTATTTATAGGTTACCTCGCGATTTTTTACATACCCTATATATTTGGCCGAATACCAGTGCAGGGCCTCGGCGTTCTCCTGGGTGACACGGGGGCCGAGTATGCGTAACTGATCCGGGGTGAGATGATCGGCAAGCTCGAAAATTTTAGTACCGTCTTTCTGATCCTGGGAGGCCGGAACTTTACGGATATCCGGCTTGTTTACGTTACGGTTGAGTTCATCGGTTACGTTGTACATGGATGCAAGTTTAAGGATAGCCTCGTTAAACCGGAGGCCTTCCTCATACATGCAGATATCGACAGGGCTTTGAGCCGTTCCGGTATCGCCGAAATCCGTTACCTTATAAACCTGCTGGGAACCTTTTTTTCCGAATAACTTGATACAGGCCGACGCGTCGTCCTCTGACGGCCGGCGTTTGAAATGGCGGTTGGTTCCGACACAATCCCGGGCTTGCGGATAATAATGTAGAATAATATCCAGCCCGTTATTGGTTACTTTGTAGATGTCTTCTGCCTTTATCATCGTTATAAAGTTACATAGTTACTTATTTTTCGTTGTTTTCCTCCTGCTTTGTTTTCAAGTCTCCCCAAGGTTGATACAGGAAAACGAATAATAACAGCCAAAGAAAAGCGGTTTTACCCGTATAATAAATGACAAAGGCAATCAGTCCCATAAAGGCAACCACGATAATAGCGTGGGCGATGTATTTTAAATTTTTATCTTTCATTGTTCAAACATGTTATACTGAATTGAAAAACCGAATTTGCTTAATCTCCTTTCCTGGAGAAGGGAACGTTTGTCATGTGAAGGCATAATGGCCACCAGGTTCTTTGTATCGAACTGGTAACCTTTCTTCCGCATCTGATAACGTAGGTTTCTTAGGCGTCTGTCTTCTTTCATGGCATTTCGTTAAGATCGTCTTAGTTTATAGAAGGCATGGCACACTATCGCAAAGGATAGCGTTTAAATCCTCCTGTATGGTTTCCTGCTGCTCCCTGTTCAAGTGTACCAGGAAATAACCTTTTCCGCCGGAAAGATTCTTAATCTCCGCCAGATTATACTTCCTGTCTACCGCATCCACGAACGCAGGGGATTCCATGGGGCGGAAGCTACTGAATATTTTATAGGTTCCACTACTGCCTTCTATTCGTAGCGTGGTTAATTCATCGGGGGTGGTAATCGTTGATTTCATTTCTGATTTGTTACGAATTAAAATGCTTGATAAGTTCTTCGGCTGTTGCCTTGTGAGTTTTTGAGTAGTCGAATTTAATTAACTGGAAATACTCTTTTAGTTCAAGAAGAGAATGGATATCGCTGATTACCCATTTCTCACCATCAGTAAACCATTGATGAATATCTGAATCATTTCGCAGGGATGCTAAAGCAAGAAACAAATCCTCACTTTCTTCACAATTAATGAATCCGGCTAAATCATTCAATTCACCGAATGATATAATGTTCGTGGATACTCCACAAACACAAGGATATGTAATATTCTCTGGTATTCCATATACTTTTCTGTCGCCTATACTTTTTAATGCTATCAGTAGACGATTAGCGTGATTTCCGTCTTTAACAGCCATATAGCATGGTGTTGTAAATCCTTTATTTTTCTTCATTTCTTTATCGTTATTCTTCAGTTATGCAAAAAACTATCTTCTTTAAAAGTTTTATTTCCCAAGCATGAACAATGATTTTCTGTTTTCCTTTTTGGATCACAATTTTCCCATTCGTATCCTTGCCTATCAGCAATGGTTCTTTTTCTTCAGGTAATTCAATATTTTCGTTCATCTCTATCTTTTATTGAATTAAAATCGTTCTATCAAATCTCTGTTCATCAATCAATTCAGGAACACCCGAAGTTAAATCCCAAAGCCGGTATTCCTCAAACATTCGAGTTTCCGGATTCATCTTTAGTGTCAATCTTCCAATTTTTATAGTTGTTTCCTTTTTTGGAAAAAACACATCAGTACCTCGAATAGTAAGTCCCCATCGGGTAATGGCTTTTGTTTTTGGCTCAAACATATTGGCTCCTTTCTATTCTTGTTTATAACTAAATGTTGGTAATTTCTTAGGCCGCGGACACTCTTTTACATAGGTTCTATCTACTGTAATAATATCCTGCAAAATACTTTTCTTTAATGCTTTCTTTTGCTTTCGAGGAAGTCTTATTAATTCTTTATATCCGTAAGCACCACCTACAATATTCCATAACCAGAAATTTACTTTTAATCCTTCATACATAATTATTTATGCTTTTTTGTGCCGGAGGATAGCGTCGAACTACCAATAACACCCGCTTGCACCCTTCGGGGTTATCTCCACACTCCGGCGGTTATTATATGGAGCGGCAAAAGCCGCCCCGGGTATTTATTCACTTTTTGGAGGAAGATTTTCACTATGGAAGATTTTTACACCTGTTACTTCCTCGATCTTATCCTTTGCAAGTTCGGGAATACGACACAATCCACCCCGCCAATTATGAACGGTATGTAGTGGAACCTTACATGCTTCCGCCAATCTTACCACCATTTTAGAAGAATCTTTCAGTGGTAAAGTCAAAAGATACATTCTTAGTTTCTCACCGTCTTGATTTCTTTTTAAAGTTTTTTTTGCCATAACATCACATTAAATCTATTATTTATTTCTATATTTATATCACAAATATAGATTTATTTAGCATAATATGCTATATAATTCCCGTTAATTATTGTAAACACTATATCAAATTATGGCTAACTTATTACTTATAAGGGATTTATGTGAAATAAACAAAATCAAATATCTTATAAGATCTGAAAGAATTCTTTTATGGGATAGAGTCATCCCACATTACCACTTGTAAATCGAAGG